TGTATCCGGTCTATCAACGTTATATTCATACAAATTGATAGCTCCAAGCGGAACCATGCGTGCTTCGGCGACGGCTGCATAGGGGCTGCGAGTCCATGGGCCCGGGTAGCCCGGGGCTGAACCAGTCGTATTTACAGCCCTCGCAGTACCAGCATGTGTCGGTGTACTATTATAAAAGATGTCTCCATCATAGATGAAGAATTCGCAATGGGGATAAGCCACCATTGTGTTTAGAATAATATCATTTTGTCCAAACTTTTTGAAGGACATTTTAGTAGTCCAGTCTTACTCTCAGCGTAATTACGTTATTTGGATCCTTACGTAATGGTTCAGAGAGCTTAGCAACTGCTAATAATTCGTTAGCCGAATTATATAGCCCAACTGTGGTGATATAAGATACTGGCAAATCAGTTGCCACATTCTTTACTACGATCTTACTGCCCGACGTATAGGTGGGGTTGGAACTATAGTTGTACTTATTATGAGGAACCCTACAGAAATAGATGGTAGAGTTAATCTCGGTAGTATTGTTATAGGAAAGATTCGAAACGCGGTGCCGTAAAGCATTACAACTTCCAGTCATCGTTCCGGTAACAAACTGCTGCTGCCATGCATAATCCACGGCACCAGTGTGATAGAAGTCCTCGGCTGCTGTTGGCGGCCCATCGTCGGTGTCGTTGCCCATCATATCAGAGCCCGAACCAAAAATCGATCCCGTCAATACCACGATACCTGCTTCATAGAACACGAGTCCGCAGCGTGAATCAGCATTACTAGCTGAATAAAGAACTCCATATTCTCCGCCCGGAGTAGTTTTGGTGCCGCGTGTGATTGAAGCGGAAGCATCCGTTAAAGTACACAGACTGAGGAAGGGCCTCTCCCAAGAGCCGG